GCTTATGGACCAACTTCTTAATACCAAGCGCCAACTTAGCAGCTATAGGGTCATCATGACCGAACAGCCGCTTAATGTTGTTTACCCAGCTAATCAGAACTTGATTAGACGGGGCACGCTTGAAGAAGATGGGTCTCACCAACTCCCCTAAGAACCAATCCTTACCACAGCTTTCCCGGAACGGGCCAGCTGAGAAGGATTTTGATTTGTTAACCTCAAACCCACAAAAATCGAGGACTTTTGTGAATAAGGATACAGCAGCACTAGGGATAATTATATCGTCCCCGTACACACTCACGTCCGTACTATCAAGGCTCAATTGAGCACATGTAGCGCGAGCGAGGGCCAGAAATATTAAACTTTCTAGCTCAAATGTGAAGGCATTGCCCATCGAGGAGAACTTCTCAAATCTATGAGAGTACTCACCGACAGTGTACGTATCACATCTAGCTGCATCGAGCAGGTCAAACCATGGTGCTGGTAATAGTTCTAACACTACCATAAAACTGATAGTGTCGGAAGCCGCGCTCAGATCAATGGTCGCAAGGTCGTTTGTTAAACTTCCTTTACGAGCCAATGTCTGATTACGGCCCTGGTCATCCAGGTTACAGCCAGCATGCTTAAGCTTACGGCGCAAATGCGTTCCAATTCCTTTCTGAACAAATGAGTTCAGCAGGGGTTCGGTGCAAATGCTCCGGTCAGTCTTAGCATTCTTAGGAACAAACCCTAACTTTGAACCTACCACTTCTTCGGTCTGCAGTGTTCCGCAGAACTCAGGAGTTGGCAACTCTTCGCTTTTGCAGCGTAGAGCCATCCATGACGGGCATTCTGAAAATAGCTCGCCAAGGTATGGAGTTAAAGAAGGGGAATGGGTCAAACGCCCATTGATTTTGTCATAGATACTTGTTTTTCTAGACAAACCAACGTTGTTGCCCGGACCGAACGCAAATTGCAGGTTATCAAACGACGGAACACAGCCCAATATACTAGAGATTTTACGACTCGCGAGATGGAATATCCCGCGTACGTCGTGGTCTCCCCAATGGGGACCACTCTTGTCTATGAACTGTGTGTTCGTCTGCCTGCACTTTAGCTCGGACTCAATGAAGCTCCGCACCGCCTCCTCCCTCGTATCAAATACTCGAGGGAAGAATTCCGCCTTAGAGAACAGCTTTACACATTGGTAGTCATGCCAAAATTCATATGGCCTGACATAGTCGTTAGGATCGACCCCCATACTCAGATAACTGCCATATTGGCCGTATTTGAGACGGAGATAGACCCCTAGACTTACCCCTGTGTTGACTGCCTCAAGGTAAGGAATGGTAGCACGGAACAGCCTGTCGAAAGACAGGTCTGGACGAGAGCAGCGAAACTGACTCTCAAGGTATCTCTTGATACACTTTTTCATTGAAGTACTCCAGTTGAGATTTAAACCACGCCTAGCTGCAGACAGCGAGCGCTAAAGTAATGACAAGGACCAGTATCCACAACATACGCACACACGGATGAACCGTGGGCGGTAATGTCAAGAGGAACTGGATAATCTCCTTAATGAGGGAGATCCATATCATTGACTAAAGCGTCAACTGCGCTGCTAGCTATCAGGCCAACCGCAAAGGCATATAAATCAGCCTTTTCTTCAGCGGTGGCCCTTTCGGGAATTGTAAAATCGCCATTAAAGGCGAGATAATACGCTTCCTTTGGACCGGGTGTATACCCGGACGCGGCAGTGGCAGCAGTCTCAAGAACCGGAATCCGGACCTTAATAGTTGCCTTGTAGTTTCCGTTTGCCTTTGCAGGTAAACGGTTCCCCAAAGAAACTTGGGGATACCCTAAAATAACACCAGTAGCTTTATCGTGGTAAAATACCACATCTGGTGAAACACGGGTAGGCTCGAAGGTATGATTTACAGGCGTAGCCTGTCCATCTGCCAACACAATGTCGATTGCATCTGACATAGTTGTCTCCTATAATAGAGAGGTTTAAGAAAAAGACAGAATAGAAAACCTAAACTGCCACGTTGTGGTAATGGATGTTTAACGCAAACGAAACGCGTTATTCATCAAGGCAATAGCACTAACGGTATGGGACAAAGACGCAGCATCCATAACATTCTTAGATTTCAGAATGGTGGACGCTGGCGGCACCTGAGTCAAGACTTTGCGCTGCATGCGGTAATATTCCGCATTATAGTGCATTGGCTCTAACAGTTCCAATTTGGTCCGATAGTTCTTACTACCAGCAGGGAGCAATCCCTTATACTGGTGGTACTCTTGTGAGGTCTGAGACCCCGACAAGAACTTGACGCCCTCCATCGCACTCATCGCCTCGAAATACGAGCCGATAGGTACGAACCAATCAACCACAAAAGAGTAAGGGATCAACTCCCAAACGACGCTGGACAGGCTTGTTAAGCCGATGCCAGAGAAGTTCCTCAATTGTGGATCAATGACCTGGAATTCTCCAGTGATTTGAGCGGTTGCCTTATGCTTTACAGTAGCATTACCTGTACCCCAGTTGTCAACACTGTCCTGAAAGTTACGTCTGGCTCTGATATGAAAATCAGCGTCATTCGCTTCTAACAAAGCAGTGAAAGCAGCTAGGCCATCTTCTACATCGTAGAGTAAGGGCTTCCATCCGTAAGTGACTTCTAGCCACGTATTGGATGCATAGTCCTTGAAGTTCCGGTTGCGAGGAGCCATATATCGGTCTTTATTCCGACGTATAGCTTTATTCGCTCGGGTCCTCCCACGTTTAGTAAGCTGCAAAGCTTTCGCCAATCCCTTACCGTCAAACCGTTTAATGCTTTTCATAGCACTAGCGAGTCGAACGGCAGAGGTAGCGACGAGTTCCAATGTTTTTGGAAGCTCGGCCAACGTGACCAACGCATTAAAGTCAGTTACTCGAAGTTTTGAGTAAAAGGTCTTGGTGGCTTTCGCCATCAATTCATCACTGTCTATGCCAAATTTGTAACTTGGCATGCCGGGCCACCCGTATAATAACCAGGAGACGCGGTACGAACTGTTGGTGCCATAGAAATTCTTGGCAGCCGCAATATTCGTATCGAGATACTCTATAGAACGATGGTAAGTAAGAGGCGGAGGGGAAACCCCCGCTTGGGCGAAAGCCCAATAATCTCCAGTGACTTGCTTTGCTGCCTTCTGATCGTACGCACTGTAAACAGTTGCGGCGCCCCAATTTGAGGTCATTTCCCATATATCATTACTGGGAAAACCCCGAGGGGCCACGATCGTAGGTATAAAGCTTGCCATAAGAGACTCCTTACTATAGTACGACACGAGAACGTGCCAGTAGATTCAAAATGAACCCCTATCCATTGGATAGTCTCCGAAAGGAGTAGACTCTAAGAGTCCAGG